CAAGATCAGTTATCTGAAATGCATTACCAGCAGCGTCTATATAATATAACTCAGTACTACCACTAACGTCTAGTGTATATAAACGTCCCTTGAGCGCAAGGTTTCCAGGTGCTGCTGCTTGCTCCTCGAGTGTTACCTGAAAGTGATAACCATCATCATCAGTCTCATCCATTACATGATCGAGTTCCATACGTTCACGGAAATCAACTTTAAAGTCTCGTATCCTCTCTGCTCCGCTTGCAGCAGCTTGAGTATTTGGTGGAATCGCCTCTAACGCAGTATTCCAAGTTCGTGTATGTGCCATATCTATTCTTCCATTAGAATCTGTGCGATTCTTTCAGCTTTACTTTCGACTCGTACTATATCAGCTTTATTCTCAATTACGCCATTTGCGTTCACTACAATAGCTCCGTCCATTTCAACTATCTTACTGGACTTAGCCACTCCAGCTGCAAGTAACTGTTCTTCGATAACCTCTTGTAAGTACAGTTTAGCTGCATCACCTTTAAGTGTATCTATAGCAATATCACCAACAAATACGTTGACATAAACTATTACTAATGTACTGAACGCACTGCCAATAATTAGAAACAGCGGCCATAAAGTTTTTAGAGCTTCAATTTGTTTCTTCATTCAGAATCTCCTCGAGTGCCGCACGCTGTTTACTACTAAGTAATGATCTAGGTGCCGAAGCTGGTATTGATCTTTGTTTTGATAACTGTGCTAATTGTTCTTGAATATCTTCAACAATTGCCTCACGCTCATCCTCTGCTTCCTGAAATTTAGCAACAATCTCATCAACAATTGGGGAACCGGTAATCTCTCCAGGTCTCATTGTCTGCCCATCTACACAATTTTCAACAGTATCATATTGTTGACGAATAGGATCAATTGAGCAACGCATTTTTGCCGCAAACTTAAATTTACGATTAGCATCGTAGAACAGTGCAGCACACCAAGTATTTAATCTGACTTTTTGACGCCCAAAAAGAATGTTACCATTAGCAACAGAAACATAACAGTTTCTACCTTCATTTAAATCGACATCGCCTAATGCATAACTAAAGCCTAAACCATATGCTTTAGATAAATCTCCACCAACATTAACTAACTGGTCTCCAGTAACCACGTTAGTTTCTTGTTCAATATCGTCACCACTAGCATAGGTCAGCATAGGCAATATACACAATAATAATAGATATAATCTCACACTAATCTCCTATATCCCTTGTATACGGTGGTGGTTCTTTACCAGTCTGTTGTTTAGCAGCCCAACGAGCATAATGCGACAATTCTCTAATAGCATGTTTGAGGTCACGAGTAACAGCCAGATTTTCGTGATGCATCTTAACTTCATCCTCCATATGTTTTTCCAATAATTCATTAGTAAATTTCGTTCCAAAGCCATATTCATCAGGTTCAAGATGCATTTCATATGTACATTTAATTTTATGATGCATACTCCACAACCATAATAAAGTAGGTATCAGCAAAACAGTTACAACGCCCATCCATGTCTCGAAATTCATACAATAGATCCTTTATTTACGTCCGCCGTCAGCCAATGAATAGTGATTTCCATCATCAAATCTTCCACCCCAACAACATAGAGGATGTCTAGATTCCCACTTCTCTCCACTTTCAAGATGATCGTTAGTTTTTGTTAGGTATTTACCATCAAAAAATAAGTTTAAATCAGCTGCACACTTATCCTTGTGCATAGAATAAGCCTTACCATAAGCTTTCTTAACTCCAACTTTTCCATGTACTCGAGGATCTCTGAATACGTCTCCTAATCTAACTGCATAGCCCTGATTGTATAACCAGATAATATGCTGAGCTATCAGTTTAGCAAATAATTCCTGCTTTTCTCCCAATCTCATCTTATCATCCTAACGAAAGGATCATCAAAACCACGACCTCGACCAAAGCCATCTCCTGGCCTAATACCTGCCATAGCTTCGTCATAATCTGTCAGATCTTCTAACAAAGCTTCTTTTGCTAAACCACGATAGATTCCAAAGAAATCCTTACCTTTATCTGCTCTACCTAAACTATGATAAATATAACTCAACGACAAGTTGATCATGAGATCATCTACATTTTCAAGATCAATAGCATTACCTTCTCCTGTTACTGAAACAGATTTAGGCCATCTGCTAACTCGTATATTTATCTTATACGCTATATCTGGAACCTTCCACAGTTCGAATTGATTATTCTTAAACACGCTATAATGCGTCGGAGTTCCTCTAGCAAAGAATTCAGGTTCAGGTATTTCTTTATCCCAATTCTTAGTTAATATTTTTTGTAGTTTCCTAGCTTGAACAGTGCCCGCTGTATCAAGAAGTCTCATTGAGTAAACTTTCCTGATTCGAGCATTTGTAAGAGTTGGAAATGAAATTACTTTATCAACCTCAGCATCAGATGTTATAGTCAAAGTAACTGACTCTAATTGACGAAGTTCATCAAAGTCATGTAACCTAGCTAACCGTAATTGAGCCAGATCAACTATGTTATCCATCCTAGTATTTAGGTCAGTTCTACCTCCAAGTCCAGAGGTTATTTCCGTTTTAAGATCCGCTAAAGTAAGTACACTCATGTGCTTTCCTTAAAGAGCAGGGGGCCGAAACCCCCTAACTCCATTCTTCCTACCAGGGGCAATCCAACAAAATGATCTTTGCTGAAATGTCTAAAGCTACACCTGCCGGATTGGTAAGAGCTCCAGTAACGATAACATCTAAGGCACCATCTGCAGCACCAATTGTTACCATTCTGTCACCATCAATGCCAGCAGTAAATGCCGGAACCATGATAGCTACACCCTTAATCTGAATCCAACCAAATGAGGCATTAGCAATAATTGCTTGCAATACCCCGGCACAGATCAAACCATCGGTATAGTCCATAGTAACGTCAGCTGCACTATCTGCAACTACAGCATTATCACCATGATACACAACCGCACTACCTGCTACCGCAGCAACAGGACCTGTACCAGAATTGTAACTTACCCATTTAAAGACTTTCGCGCCTTCAAAACGGAGTGCACCAATTCCTTCCAGATCTAGTGTGCTAGTATCAGTCAACTTGGTTTGGAAGATTTTCTTCATGCTTTCGAGACCCATGTCATATCCTCCTAAGCCGTGTCGATATCAAAAATGACACCCTGAACCCTACGTCGGTTCGTGGTTGTCGTACAAGCAGTAGCAATTTGAGCTGCCTTATCATTGACCTGTTCAGGAATTGCCTTCCATTCGGTCATATCAAAGAACATCGCAGGATCATATACAAAGCTCAGGAACGTAGTATTCAAGAAATACATCCGCGCTCCACAAGCTGGAGACCATACAAGGGGGATACCCTTAAAGGTCAAATGATCGAAACCAAGCTCAGCAAGACGAGTATTCTGGATTTCCAGCTTTGCAAAAGCTGCATCTTCATAGAACTCATATGGAGTCTGCCCAGTCAATATAATGTCTGACCGATCTTTCAACCGATTATTCGTTACACTGTTGAGTATAGTCCTCATACGGTCTACACCAGTTGTAGCAAATGAAACGCTACCCATATCGCTTACTTTATTCTGCCACCATGAGTTCGTGTTTTGATTGATCGCACCGACCACTGTGGACGATGTTGGATCATCTTGCACGAGGTGTTGAAGGCCATCGAATGCTCCACCAGCAGCTCCCGCAGCAGCAAATAGCGTTGTTTCCAACGTATCTACTAATGAGTTCTCTGCATTGCCTAACTTAGCGTTAACTAAGCTCAACAACTTGGTTTTGCCTCTATTCACCTGATCGTCTACGCCAAACCGGACAAGAGGGGCAATGAGATACCGCCAGTCATAAACAGCTTCAGTGAGAAACTCACGATCGTTTAAACTAACAGTTCCACCTTTACCCAAGAACTTTACTCCGTCGTTCTTAGCGTATTCAATTGGCTCTAAGATTCTTCGGCCACCACTTTGCGTTTTTAACCTACCCTTGTCTCGCATCCAGAACCAGAAAGGGGTCGCCGTAAAGATATTATCAATCGTCGTACCCTTCATGTGCTGCCACGTTGAAGTATATAGGTTGTCAATCGCGTCCGTTAAGGAGTGGATTGCCATATCTTATTTCTCCAATTAAAAGGAACTTACCATTATCCGTCGCCCGATGCCGCAAGTGCGGGGAATAAAGCTACTGTATCTTCCCAGGCTTTATCACCGGCCTCTTCTTTCGTCACTTTTTTCTCACTAGAGTCGTCGTCAAACCCACCACTTGTAGGCATGAGTCCTAAGAAACCTTTCGTATCCTTATCGTCGTCGCTTTCTTCCTTGTATTTCTCATCCAGGTCATTAGCCTTCTCAGGATCTTCTAATCTAACAAGATTGTATAA